GATTTGTTTGGGCAGATAGTACAGAACTACTTGTTAATCCATGTGTTGAGATTGGTATGTGGCCCGTATGTGAAAAGACTGGCGAATCTGGATGGCAAGCATGTAATCTGTCAACCATTAACTGCTCTAAGATTAAAACTGAGCAAGACTTCTTTGACGCTTGTCGTGCTGCTACGATCATTGGAACACTACAGGCAGGATTCTCTAAGTTTGAGTATCTTGGCGAAGCATCTGAACGTATCATCGCAAGAGAAGCACTTCTTGGTGTCAGTATGACGGGTATTATGGAAACGCACGACATTTGTCTTGACCCCACGATTCAAAAACGTGGAGCAAACATTGTAAAGAAAACAAACAAGAAGATTGCTGAAATGATTGGCGTTAATCAGGCGGCTCGTACCACCTGTATTAAACCAGAAGGCACATCTAGCTGTATTCTCGGAACGTCTAGCGGTATTCATCCACATCACGCCAAGCGATACATTCGTCGCGTACAGGCAAACAAGATGGAGCCTATCTACAATTACTTTAGTTCTATAAATCCTCGCGCTTGCGAAGAGAGCGTGTGGAGTAATAATGATAGTGATGATGTTGTTGCATTTTGCGTAGAAGTAAAAGACGGTAGTAAAACTAAAAATAAAGTTAGCGCTTTACAATTACTAGAGTATGTTAAGTCTACACAGCAGAGTTGGGTTATCACAGGTACAAATCCTGATCTATGTACTCAACCTTGGTTAAACCATAATGTTAGTAATACTATCAATGTTAAACCAGAAGAATGGGACGAAGTAGAGAAATATATTTATAGAAATAGAAAGTACTTCTGCGGTATTTCTCTTTTACCTATCTCTGGGGATAAAGATTATCCACAAGCTCCATTTACTACAGTTTATCTACCAAGTGAACAAGTAGCGCACTATGGCGATGCCTCACTGTTTGTTAGTGGTCTTATCGAGGTTGCTCTTACTTTATGGGAAGATAACTTGTGGGCAGCTTGCGACAGCCTTATGGGTGTTGGAGAGAAGATTAAAGGCAACGGAAAGAAAGCTTGGAAAGAGCGATGTGAAAAATTTGCCGGAAAATATTTTAATGGAGACTTAAAACAGTTGACATATTGTATGAAAGATGTATATAATTGGAAAGAGTGGGTTGACATGAATAGAGAATATAAAGATGTTGACTTCACTAATGTTATTGAGGAAACGAATAATGTTAAACCGGAACAAGAGTGGGCTTGTTCTGGTGGCAAGTGCGAGGTTGTATAAGGAGTAAGCGATGGAAACACATCCAGATGAAAAAGCAAGAATGAAAATGCTTGAAGAAAGCAGAATCACCTCTTCGCTTCCGGGGAATATTAAACCTTGGAACGGACATCCCGTTTCAGTCAAGAAATTAGATCCAACGGCTGTAGTTCCAACAAGAGCAAACGCTCATGATGCTGGGTATGATCTTTATGCACTGGAAGACTCAGAGATTGGCCCACACAATCAAAAGCTAATAAAAACTGGCATCTCTATGGCAATACCAAGAGGCTATGTTGGGCTTATTTGGCCGCGATCTGGACTAGCGCATAAGCATGGCTTAGATGTTTTTGCTGGCGTTATTGATGCTGGCTACAGGGGTGACATCGGTGTAATACTTTATAATTCAAAGCTAGACCATTATAAAATTAAAAAAGGCGAAAGGATAGCTCAGATACTATTTCAAAAAGTAGAAGGATTTGATTTAGTAGAGGTAGGCAACTTAGACGATAGTCAAAGAGGAGTAGGAGGGTTTGGTAGTTCTGGTTCATAACACTAACATAAGGCTAATAAATGACTAAGAGAAAAACCAGAAAAGAAAATACTAATCCACAAAAAGTAAAAACTGTTGAGGCTAAAACGCCAAGACAGAAAGATTACATCAGATCAATTATTGAAAATGATGTTATATTTTGTACTGGTCCTTCGGGCTGTGGTAAATCATTTATCGCTTCAGGTATTGCCGCAGAACATTTGCACCGTGGCGACATAGAGCAAGTTCTAGTTACTAGACCACTAGTATGTACTGGAAAAGAAATTGGATCTTTACCCGGAGAACTAAAAGATAAAATAGCTCCTTACTTATTACCAATGCAAGAAAACTTTAAATTCTTCTTAGGTAGAGCTTATTACGGTCATTATTTTAATGAAGGTAAAATTAGATATGCACCACTAGAAGTTATGCGTGGATCTACATTTCACAACTCTTATATGATTCTAGACGAAGCGCAGAACTGTACTCATGAGCAAATTAAAATGTTTATTACTAGGATGGGGCAAAACAGCAAAGTGATTATTAATGGTGACGTTCGCCAAACAGATTTAAGTAGAAGAAGTGGACTTGAAGAAATCATGGACAAGCTACAAGACTTAGAGGGTGTAGGTATGTGTAAGCTTGGATATAGTGACATTCAAAGAAACGGAATCTTAGGACAGATATTAAATAGGTTAGAGAATTAATGCCGATTTACGATTACGAATGTAGAAACTGTAAAGCACAAGTCAATGACGTTTTCCAAAAGGTTACAGACCCAGAATTAACAAAGTGTTCGGTATGTAATCAAGACGCTCTTTATAGAGTAGTCACTGGTGGGCTTCACGGTTTTATGGCTGGTAGTGAAACTATAGGTAGCCTTGCAGACAAAAATACTAAAAAGTATAAAAGTCAAATTAATGAAATGGAAGCTGCTAAAAAGGAATCACAACCGCAACCAGAAAAACCTTGGGGTCATGAACATATGACTAAAACCAGCAAGGAAATCAATAAAATGACTGCCGCTCAAAAGACTAGATATATTATGGAGGGAAGATGAAATATTTAAATGAAACAAAAAACTTTAACCCGATTGAAAAACCGAAAGAAGTTGACTATAATAAGAATGGAACACAGGTTGCAACATCAAAGGAAAAAGTTTTTGCAAAAACAATTACACCAACAGACGGTAATACATCATATTTAATATGCACATACCATAATCAAATATACGATCCAATGGGCATGAACTCAAATAGAGAAAAATATTTAGACACAAAACTAAAAAAAGTTTCTAAAGACACATTTGATTTTTATATGATATATCTTCAGACTAACAATTCTATTTATTTGACAAGAGCCAATAGGAGATTTATAAATGAGTAAAAGAGGACCGTTGAGTAAGATCGAAAAGTTTTACATACAAAACAATTTTGAAGAAATGTCGGTTGATGACATGGCGAAGGATTTAGACAGAGCAAAAAGTGTAGTTAAAGCATATTCAAGCAAGTGTACTCCACAAGTACAAAAGAAAGAGACTCGTCTATCTCAACAGATCGTTAGCAATAAAAGAGGTTCAACTATTATGACTGAAAATGGTTCTGTACTTTCTGATGAGATGAGAACAAAGTTTACAGCAAAGAGTAGAACAAGACCTGAAAGCACTACTAGGATTAAGTAATGGATAACAAAAGCTGGATTCCTTTATTTAAAAAGAATAAATCTGCAACTTGGATAAGAGGCGTGTTGTCGAATGGAGAAGAGATTAACTTCGATGACACAAAAAAGTGGAGAGGATTGAAAGATTACTGTGAAAACAATAAAATCTTTTTTAAAGAACTCTACTTGCAGTTTAAGTCTCATCAAGAAAAAATTGATACAGCGGGCGCTGAAGGTATATACATAGGAAGAGCAATACGAGGATCAATATCTTCGGGATCTAATACTCACTACTATGTGGTAGCTTCAGTCCGTGGAGAAAAAATGTATAAAAAGTGGTGGGTAACTCCAGAACTTATTGTTGAAAAGGAAACTGAAGATGATGTTACAGATGAAGCAAAACCAGCAATTATCTATGACAAAACGTAAGCGCTCTGAAAAAAGTAAATACAAACATCAAACTACGGGTGACTACTGTACTTGCGCCGCTTACATAGCAGAAATGATGTGCTTACGACTAGCACAATATAAAAATGAAGGAAACCTAGCGTTTAAATTTTGGAGCAAGAAACCTTGGGACTGGACCTTTAAACAACAGTTATTTGCTGCTAACAAGCTTATTAAACAATATGGCGAAAAGGCAGTCCTGAGAGCGGTATTAGAAAAAAAGTCTATATTCTCACTAAAGAATAAGCAAATGCTCCCAGAAATTAAAAGGCAAGCAGACGCTATTAAAAAACAAACTAGTGAAGAGCAGAAGCTTGACATTAAGAAAAATGCTCAGAACAGAAAGAAATCATACGGAAAGAAATCGGCCTTAGACAAATTGAGGAAATTAGATGGCAAAGAAAAAGGCGAAAGCTAAATTTGATGACGACTTAGTAAGTAATCAGATCATCGGCAAGTACGGTGACATTGTTGAATCAGGGTCAAAGGTATTGGAAGATCTTCAAAACTACAAGACCATTGGTATCTCTCCAGCACTAGACCTAGCCCTTGGTGGCGGTTTACGCGAGGGTAGCGTTGTTGTTATGACTGGTGATCCCAAGACTGGTAAGACAACCACATCTCTTTACTTTGCAGCTAAAGCCCAAGCCGCTGGTAAAAAAGTTATTTACTTTAATACAGAAGGTAGATTAACTAAAGAAAATTTTATTGGCATCAAGGGCTTGGATGCAGACAAGATTAAAATTGTTCAAGCGACCGAGGCAAAGCCAGTCGTGTCTGCTGAAGAGTTCTTGAACTCGCTAGAGCTTTACGTGAAGAATCAGCCAGACTTTGTTGCAATCGTTGATTCTGTGTCTAATATGGTTCCACAGGACGAACTAGATGGAGAAGTAAGAACCGGAGTAAGAGCGCAACTACCAAGACTTCTTTCTATGTTCTTCAAGCGTATTAGTAATGATGTAGCAAGAACAAAAGCTATTCTTATTTTTATTACACATAATATTGCGAACACTGGTGGATCTCGTTGGTCTCCAGCTAAAATGGCAGACTGTGGCAACATGTTGCAGTATCAAGCCGGAACAAATATGGTAATTACTCATAGAGGTAAATGGGAAGAAACAGATGAAAATGGTCACGATGTTGGGCAGGTTGCTAACTGGCTTGTTAAAACGACTGCCGCTGGTGGAAAGCCTAACTCTGCTGCTGTGTCTTATATTAGATATGGCACAGGAATAGATGAAGTTAGAGAGCTTTGCGAGATTGCAAACGAACTAACATTTATCAAACAGACGGGTGCTTGGTACACTATTTCTTGCGCAGTAAACTCTGATGACAAGAGAATACTATCTCTTCTCAAGAAAAACGATGTCGATCCAAACGACAAGGAGGCTATCGAAAAGTTTTTTAAATTTCAAGGTATGGCTAGACTTAGCACGTTTATCGAAAGCAACCAAGAGATACAAGACTTTCTTTACGACGAAATAAAAAGTGTATTATGAAAGTTACGGGATTAAACGGTCGAGAATATAATATAGACCTCAAGAAATATATTATAAAAAATGATGACAAGACCGTTAAATCAAAGTATCATATGGCAGCGAGAAAACTTTTAGCAGAGATGTTTAAGGGTTATACAGTTTTGGAAGAGGTTAAACTTCCGGGTTCTCGTTGTCCAAGCAAAAAGTCTGCGTTGTTCTTGGACTTCTTTATACCTAGTTTATCGTTGGGTATAGAAGTTCACGGACAGCAGCATTATGAATTCTGTAAATTCTTTCACAAAACAAAAGCAGGATTCTTGACAGCAAAGAAAAGAGACTTTATAAAAGAGGACTGGTGCGAGTTAAATAGCATCGAGTTAATAGTTCTTAAATATTCAGACAGCATAGAACATTGGAGAAATGAAATTGAACGCCGCTGAAAGATTAAAAGAATTTTTGGATGGAATTGATGCGTATATTACTGCAAGAAATTTATCACCAACAAAATTTAATCCAGAATTTGCGATTGCAGAAACCTTATCTATTGAGGACATGCAAAACTTAACACAAGAAGAGTGTTTTAGTTACGCTTATCAACTAATGCAATACGTTGACCACGTAGCGTCAGAACGCGCCCAGTGTGAGAACGTTGTTCGATGGTGTAATAGCAACCTACAAAGCATAATATCTAGCGCACTAACCGGGGGTGAATGGGATCAGTACGCAAAGCATGAGACGAAAGTCGCCACAATTCTAAGAAATGACTTATTAGCAAATAAAATTAACGAATGGTTGCTAACTGCTGAAGGAAGACTTGAAAAAATAAAGACTAGAGAGTATAATATAAGGCGGAAGGCTGACATTCTATTTGAAAAAGGTAAAAGGAAATGATAGATAAAGATTTACTTAAAAATTTAACAAGTGAACAAAAGCAGGCACTACTGGAACAGTTGATGTCTAGCTTATCTGAAGTATCTGAAAAACAAGAACCAAGAGAAGAGGTGGTCTCTTCTCGTTCAGAAGTAACCGAAGATTTTCGTGTTACAAAAACTCAATCCCAAATAGAGAGGGGGAAAACTCCGGTGAGGGCTAGAAAAAATAGCTGGAAAGACGATGGATCATTTCAACTAGAAGGTGAAGATGAGTGGTCTTCAAACAGAAAACGAACAGCTAGAAGTAGATCTAAAGCTAAAAAAGTAGAAGTAGAGTGTAGTGTTTGCGGAAAAACCTACATGGAACATCCCAGTTTGATTTATGGCGAATATCATCGTTGTAACCGTTGCGGGAGAAGATAGTGACCAAAATGCTTGGGGACAACGGCGCAGAGACAGCAGTGCTTGCTGGGCTTTTCGCCTACGGTCTAGAATCATATGTTGAAATTAGTGATATAATTGATCACAGTAGCTTTTGTAATCAGAATAATCAACTTATTTATAAGTGTATTGAAAAGATTCTTTCCAAAGAAGCAGAAGTAGACTTACCTAGTTTGTTATCTGCCGCTGAACAACTTGGTTTTTCAGAAACAATTCAAACAAAGCAAGAACTGCAATACATCAAAACGCTGATGGATTTTCCTGTCAAGAAGGAAAATGTAATTCACTTTGCTGCGCAGATTAAAAAGTTTGAGTTTGCTAGAAAAATAAAAAGTATCGCAGATAAAATAGGTAGAGATGTTCAAGATATAAATGGCGATGAAGATGTAGATGAAATTATTTCCATAGCGGAAGAGCCGATAACGGAGTTTCTAAGACAAGATGACACAAGGGATAAGCCAGAGAAAATCGGTGAAGACGTTGACGAGTACCTTGATTTCCTTGTGGATAACAAGTGTGACCAGATCGGCATACCTTCTGGGTTTGATAGATACGATGCCGCTATTGGTGGTGGTCTTCGACGTAAATGTGTTGATTTGGTATCTGCGCGTCCTAAAGTGGGTAAGTCTGTATTTGGTGATAACGTTGCTATCAACGTTGCAAGAAAGGGAATTCCGGTCCTTATGCTCGATACCGAAATGAGCAAAGAAGATCATCTAAACAGAATTCTTTCTAGCCTGAGCGGTGTTCCGATTAATGATATTGCAAACGGTAGTTTTTCTGAAGATGAAGAGAAGTACGTTGCCGTTCAGCGTGCGGTAGAAGAAATCAAAGATATTCCTTACACCTATGTTAGTGTTGCTGGCGCACCGTTTGAGAACATCCTCAACCACATCAAGCGATGGGTTATCCAAGAGGTTGGGACAGACGAGAACGGTAGAACTAACGAGTGCGTTGTTGTTTACGATTACCTAAAGCTGATGTCATCATCTGGTATTTCTGGCAATATCCAAGAGTATCAGGCACTTGGTTTCCAGATTACAAACCTGCACAACCTCGCAGTTAAGTACG